ATCTTGTATTACCCTGGATAATTGAGACTTAACAACGGCAAAAGCTCCTGCTAAACTTGCCAGCAGAGTGCCAAATTGAATTAATTCTCTTACACCAAACTCCACTTTATCTAGCTTTCGCCTGTGCGACGCCACTACCGCCAAATGGAAACTCTGCGAATGCAGCGTATACAAAAGTATTAGAACCATTCAGGCTGGTGCTAGAACTTCTCAATTTAAAGCCATTAGCGGTGAAATCTACACCCGCATATGCTTCTTCCTTTGAATCACTATCAAGAAACAACACATCATCAATTTGATTATATGTGCTTCGTATTGCATCAACACACCACCAATTCCCAGTGGCATCTATATTTTTTACAACTAAATAAGAAGGTCTGAATCCTGTATAGACAAATGTTCCATCAGCATCTCCATTCCCTTCATATTTACCGAACTTTGAATAGCCTTCTATTTCTTTAAAAGCGTAAGCAATCATAGCTTCGCTTGGTCCGTTAGTACTATGAGAAGTACCTACGGTGAAAACCCACGGGGCAGAAGTTGAAGGAGCGGTATTATTCCATATAGCAGAATTTGAGGAGGCTGCTGTGGCAGTAAAACGAAGTTCTTCCGTTGCGCCACAGTCTTTGTGATAAATAGACCAGCCGTCAGCCACAGCACGATTTTTAACTATTACTAAATCAGCGGTTGCTCCTAGTCCATGTCCAACTGTAGATGCAGTAGAAGCAGAATGCCCTGTATAACTAACTACACTAAACCCTGCCGTAGAGTTTACAGATACACTTGATGCTAAATCACCATCTGTGTTAGATGATCCTGTACCATTAGCTACCCACTGCCATAGAACAAAGGATTCAGCAGAAGTATTTACTTCATCCATGTTTCCTATCTCAACGCCCTGTTGAAGGAAACGCTGGACAGAATTGGTGTCTGTAGCTTCAATATCAGTATCATTAGATATTAAATATTCATAAATCCCTCTCACACGATCCTGAAGTATAAAATCATCACCTGTTACATCACGGTTCTTGATCCAAGATAGACCTGTAATGCCAGCGGTGTTTTCTGCCATATTATCTTGGTTAAAAAGATTAAAATCTGTTGGAGCAGTATAATTAGTACCGGAAGCACTTGATCCAAAATTCATAGTGCCGCCAGCAGAAGACCAAGGACGAACAGCCGGTGCATATCCAGTAGATTGCGGTGTGATAGTTACTCCTCCAATTCCATTAGCGACATCCGTAAGCTCATAGAATTGAACTTGTGCAGCAGCAATATCTCCGCCACCACCTGAATTAGACATTTCTAGCCAGTGATAACGATAAGCTGTTGACGTAGTTATACCTGAAAATTTATAAAATTCCTTAGAATTTGCATCAGTCGCAGCAAAAGAACCACCAGTGATTGCTGTTCCATCCGTTGAGTCGGATGGTGCGGAATCAGAACCGTATAGAACAACTGTTGTTGTGCCGCTAGTGCTAATTAAACCATCATCTGATGATCCTTCTATCCAAAACCCTGCAATTTTCTTTTTATTCTCGGCAGCACTGCCCCAATCTTTACCGATATAACCTGTTGTCGGAGTTCCTGACTTAACCGCACAACTTGTCCATGCTTTCGGATAAGTATTATCAAAAGCCGCTGCCAAGCCACCTTGAGCAGTTAAATCTCCAATACTTGCAAAACTACTAGGAAGAATTATACTATCAAACCATGTCCCACCCTTACCATACCAAATGAGCAAATTATCAATATCTAACGCAACCATTACATTAATAGCACCAGTTCCATTATTACCTCTATAGGTATGGATCTGATTAGAAGAACCATTTTGTGTAATTACTGTAGTGCCTGATTCTTGTCCAATGTCTACCTGTGCCCAACCAATTCCACCAGAATCATAAAGCCTTGTACTTACAAGACTTGCATCTGGCTCACTAAATCCTGTTATCACATTAGCATCAGCACCTTGTTCAAACTCAAAATACCATTTACCGGAGGTAGGTGCGAGAGTTGCAATAGATCGTCCCTGTGTAGATGTTGTTCCTACAGTCAGGTTTCCGTTGCTTAATGTATATTGAGATTCATTGGGATTTAACGTGGCAAAATTCTTTGTAGGAGTATCATCTGTCTGATTATTAGTACCTAAACTTGTAGATTCAGCCCAATCATTACCTTTACCAGATGTATCATCCCCCAAGTCTGCCGCTGTACCAAATTCTAAATAGAAACCATTAGTCCCAAAAGTTAGACCTGAAGGATCTTTAGGTATCCAACGATTTGTTGAGGTATCGGTCTGTCCAAAATCTGACGCTGTTTCTGCTGTTCCATCTATAAAGACTACCTCAGATAAATAGCCATCTAGGAATATTGATGATCCTTCTCTAGAACCTATTTCATGTTCTATTGCTGTATTTACGGTGTAGGTATAGGAACTAGATGGTTCAGTATTTAAGGTGATGCTTTGGCTTACACCATTAACAAAAATCTTTACACGATCACCTGACCCTTCAGATAAATCCCATACAAGCACAACATTATACCACATTGAAGGATCTTTAAGTTTTATATCAGTAATAAGATCACAACGAACTGTTCCACCAACTTTTGCATAAATCTGTAGTTGGCTTGAAGCAGTATCAAAACGCCACCTGTTATTCGCATCCGTTTCGGCATTAAGAAACGTGCAGTCTTGAATAATTCCAGGCTTCCACCAGAAGCTCATGGTAAATAATTCATCATTACCAGCACCAAGAGTTTTCTGGAGATAATCACTATCCCCACTAACAAACACACAAGAATTATCAACAGCATAAACATCGGTAAACGGTATGAAGTTACCTACACGTTGACCACCACCATTACCTTCATAGATCATGGGTAGGAACTGATCTGATGGTTTGGATATTGATGGGGCTGGGCGAGAAACTGTGCCTAGAGCTTTGTATCCTGTCGGCGGAGTATAAGTAAAAGCACTTTGTCCTGTATTAATAGTAGCTACAGATCCGTTAAAGGACGATATAAAGGGTGCAATTGTTGATGCTCCCGGTGTATACCCAAAGACAGCCCCTGTTTTACTAGCTCCGCTTGTTGGATCACCGCTATTCTGCCAAACCAAACTACCTGAAGAATCACTTCCTAAATAGACAGCGCCATTTGCATCATCAATTGCAATGGTAACTATATCACCGTTTGCCCAAGGGTCTGCACCCCACTCAGCAGTGTATACTCCCCGAATATTTATTTTGATATAAGTAGCACCTGCTTGAGCATGGAAACCACCTAGTGTGGAGCTTGAACTCGCATAGCCGCTTGTGTTGATCCATGCTTCGCCCGGATGTTCAATTACGCCCGGATATGGATATTCTGAAACAACAGTGGTCATCGTGATTTCATAATAATATAAACCACCATCCTCAACATATTGAGTGAAAGCTACCGATCCATTATTAGATGCGCTATTCCCAGTCACCGTTAAATTGCCATTAGATAAAGTGCAAAGAGAACCTTGAATAAGCGGGTTAAGCGTAGCGTAATTCCCAATCGTACTCCCACTATCCGTAGGGGTATCTGTTGTTTGGTCAGCCGCAGCAAAACTATCAGTCCAATTATTATTGTTTCCTGATACATCCTTTCCAAGATCAGAGCTATCAGCAAAATCCCACAGACCGGATGTCCCATCACCATCACCTAGATTAAGACTAGAAATATCTTTTGCGATAGCAACTCCATCACTGTTAATTTCAATTAAATCGTTAGTATCTAGAAGCACTCCATCTGATTGCACCAACTGTGCTAAATACATTTGATCGTATTCTGAGCCACTTTCAGAAAATAAATAATTAGTTGTTGATGTCCAATTATAGTAAGTATCGTGATCTTGGGCAGGATAGGTTGCCGTGCTAAATGACTGTACCTCTCCATTAATTCTAAGAACAATTCTTAAAGATTCAACACTATTAGTAGTATCAAAATCTACCTGAAAATGAAGCCACGCACTAGGATCACGGAATACCGCATTTGTATAAAGAAAGTAAGTATTAGATGCTCCGGCCTGACCGGATATTTCAAATTTATCATTACTTGCAAAATTGATACGAGCACTTCTATTATTAGGTAAACCTAGACCATTATAATTACTAAAGATTTGTTCTTCGGCACCTAAAGCGGTTCTTTTTATCCAGCCAGCAATAGTAAAAGTTCTACGATCTCCTTCAGTACCAGCTACTTGAGAAGCATTACCGTCAACCCCATCCCCCATAACGGAGTTTTCTATAACATAGCCAGGAGCCGCTCCACCAGTAGATGAAGCTGCACCCATTAAAAGATTATTACTAAATACCATTAACCATATTCCTTTGAAAGTATAGACTGAACAGCCGTTGAAGTTCTAACAATATAATCTAGTCTATCTACTGAATTAATACTAGTAGATAATGTAGGCACACTTGACTCAATAAATTCCCATGAAGTTCCATAGTTTAATGTTCTAGTTCCATTACTATCCTGTGCAATAAATATACTTCCAACCTGTCCTGGTACACAATTAGTGGGATTATCTAATGTTCTATTTCCAGCTAGAGTTAGATGAAAGTTTTGTCCTGAATTAAAATCTACAGAAATATTTGCTCCATCTGTTAAACTAACTAAGTCAGCTACGGCTGCTGTCTCAATATGAAGGTTCTTACCAAGTAAAGTATTTACTCCAATAGCCATAGCACTTACATAAATATCCGTACCTGATACTGTACCACTTAATGTACCTCCTGCCAAAGGTAAGTGATTTCCAATACTAGTAGCCAGAGCACCAGAAACAGTTCCAATAACAGTGTTAATAGAAGTTATAGCATTAATATTAGTTGTTATATTCGTATTACTATTTCCAATACTAGTAGCTAAAGCTCCTGATACAGTTCCAATAACAGTATTAATAGATGTTATTGCACTATTACTATTTCCAATACTAGTTGCAAGAGCGGATGATACATTAGCTACTACAGTATTAATAGATGTTATAGCATTAGTATTAGTGGTAATATTGGTATTGCTATTACCTATACTCGTAGCTAAAGCAGAAGAAGTATTAGCTATAACTGTATTAATAGATGTTATAGCGGCTGCATTAGTGGTAGTTAGTGCTGATACATTAGCTACAACAGTATTAATAGATGTAATAGCGTTAGTATTAGTGGTAATATTGGTATTACTATTACCAATACTAGTAGCCAATGCTCCCGATACTGTTCCAATAACTGTATTAATAGAAGTTATAGCACTATTACTATTTCCTATACTCGTAGCTAATGCACTAGATACATTAGCTACTACAGTATTAATAGAAGTTGTAACATTATTAATAGAAGTTATAGCAGCCGCATCAGGTACAGCTACCCCACCTACATATATCTGTGTAGCAGCATATACATTAGCTGCCGATACATCCCCTGTAAATACGGCTGATGTGCCAGATACAGGTACTCCAAAAGTAGCAGCACTACCAGCGGGAACAGATAATCCAGTAGTAACAGCAACATTTCCTAGAGATACTGTACCAAATGTCTGATTAGCAGCTAGTCCAATAACACCACTAACATGAATTGAGGTTGCGGCTACTCCTCCCACAGTTAAAGCCATTCCCGTACCACTAACTAGGGTCTTCATAGTTCCACCCTCTGCTGATGGAACATTAGTTAGATTAGAACCATCACCAGTAAAGTAGGCCGCACTTACAGTTCCAGAAAATACTCCACCAGCCGCATAGATAGATGCACCTACAGAAACATTCCCACTAAACTCTGCTGCTACTCCAGATACTTTCGTTGTAAAGCTACCTGTTGCTGCTACAAAATCAGTAGAACTTACCTTTGTACTAAATGATCCATTAGCTCCATCAATATCCCCAGTAACATCACCTATGAGAGCACCATCAAAAGTGGCTGCACTTACAGTACCAGAGAATACTCCACCAGCAGCCCAGATAGAACCTGCTACAGTAACATCACCACTAAAATATCCAGAAGAAGTAGATACATGAATACCTGTTAAACTTACTGCAATAGTAGGATTACCAGACGTTCCATCAGCATTAGTAATTACTACTCCATCTCCAGCCGTTAGTGTTCTAGCATAAGCAGCCCCATTACTTATAGCTACTAATCCCGTAAGATCAGTAAGAGTGGTAAATGCATTTATAGTAGAAGCAGTAGCAGTAATATTAACTCCATTTAATGCTAGTGTTCCATCAATATTAACTTTACTTTGGGATAATTGTAAAGCACTATTAGTTGCATCCCCAGACTGAATAGTTTGTAGAGTACCATCTATACCTGTATTTGTTGAAACATTAACCTTTAATAACTGGTTATATGTATTTGATATTCGTCTACCTGTTAATTTTGTACTCATACCATATCCCAATATCTGTCTTCAGATTCCCACTGATTAGTATCAGTATCCCAATTTGTATTTAAAACTAAATTTACATCTGGCCGTGGATTACGAATATTTTCATCATCTCTTACATCAGGAGATTTATTTTGGGGGCTATTGACTAAGTTAAATGCTCCATCCCAATCCGTAGGACAGACTAACATACCATAACTATTCATACGCATTACTCTGTGTGGATATCTAAAACCACAGGTATCGCAAATAGCTACTGAATTTTTATTATTTGCCATTATACATATCCTATCTTAGGTAAGAAATAAATACTAGCTCTTTCCTTATCCTCTTCCATTGCATTTTTAAACTGTTCACCATATACAGTTTTTAACATAGCTATTCTAGTAGCTTCTACTCCTGGCCGTTTCATAGACATATAGTAAGCTAGTCCTGTAGTTAAACAGGGTAGGAACCGTCTAGGAATATCTGCATTCTGACTAGCAGACTTATTTATATCCTGCAAGAACCCTATACGTTCTACTTTAATTACATCCGTAGAATTTTCAGGCAGAGGCCATACATACATTGTAGGGTAAGCCTGATTACGCTTTACCGTATACTGTGATGGTCTACCTGTCTGACCTTTAGTTGGTATCTTTAGAAACTCTTCAAAAGATATACGTGTCATCTGAAGATCCGTATTATCTCTATTAAGTACTGCTTCCATAACATCAATAGTAGCACTACTTAAGTCATAGGTTGTAGTACTAGTTGTTACTGTAATAGAACTAACATCAGTAGACCATAAGAGTATCCCCTGATTTTGCCAGTCAGCTAGTAATAAATTTAATGACCTACGTGCCGAAGCAGGTTCGTGACCAAGAACTTCTCCTCCACCAATCATTTCAGTGGCTTCTTGAATAACGGCATCAATATCTAAATCAAATGCATATGTTCCTGAGAGTGCCATGTTATTCCTTTATATTAAATAGTGTGACCAATAGACTGTGTTTCTTTAGGTTTTTTATTAGATTTAAATTCTATATATTCTACTGCAACAATTGTCCATAAATCTATACCTTTGAGTTTCCATATTTGAGAAGGAGTTCCATCATAGTCTACATAAGAAGCTACTAATTTTCCTAGCATTCCAGGTTGGGGTGGTATAACTACTCCACATAATCCCATTTTTGCATACTTCTTTATACTTGCAGTAGCTGCCTCCTTAGAAATTTTATCTTCTTCCATTACATCAAGAATAGAATCCAATGAGTTACAAATTATTACCAGTATTGCAAATGCATACTTTTCTGTTTTAGGTTCTACTTTCTCCTTAATAACAGGAGTTTCAACTACAGGGGGTTCAGATGTACAACCTACCAATCCACACATTCCTAAAAGTAATAATACATATATCATATCTTAATCCTTTATAATCTCTACTGGATAATATTTACCATCCCCCATTTTCTTTAGTTTTAGTTTACCTTTTCTACAAATCCATCGTGGATGTGTAGTCGGTGGATCACTTCTTTCAATTACTCGTTTAACTTTTAGACATTCCGATAAGCTATCTCTAGGTGTAAATTCTAATAATTGTCCTGTTACACTATTATATAAGTGTAAAATAAATCCAATAAATAACTCCATTCTTATTATTTCCCATTGTACTTTAAACTTCTCTGTTCATCTTTTAGACTCTCTATATTCTTCATAGTTTTATCTACGTCTTTTTGAAGTCTAGTTATATTTACTTTGTTATGAGCCATTGATTCTAATTGCTTTTGAATCTTCTCTACCTGTCCTGATATATGTTCAATTAACATATATTGTTCTTTATCCGTAGGACTCTCAGGAGTGTTAATTCTAAATTCATTGTTCTTTTTAAGATCAGAATCCATTAATTGCGTCTTAGTTTCAATCCGATTTAATCTTTCTACTACTCCAAAGTAAGCCCAAGCTCCAATTACAACACTAGCAATAATGGCTAATAGATTACGTATAGGCATAGCCACAGAAGTTTGATCACTAATCTCTGCCATTATTTCTTCTTCTTAGTACTTTTCCTTTTTTTAACCTTTTTAATCTTAGTACCGTACTTTTTCTTCCACTTCCTGTAAATCTCAGGATGGTTTATTTTTAAGAAGTCCTGTTGCTTTTTAGATTTAAAGGGCATTAATCATACTGTTTTGCTACAAAATCAGGACCACTAATTACCATCCCACCTTTAGCTTTCTTTTTAAGTCCCATTCTTTTTATAGCTTTTTGAGCACCTTTATCTGATTTAGAATAGTTTCTAGGATCATCTTCAGGATACATACCATGTTTCTTTTTATATTTTTCTCTAGAAGCTCTATCCTTCATTTTATATATAGGATTACCTGGATAGTTTCTAGGATCTTTAGGTGATGCTACTCCTCTTTTCTTTCCTTTGGGCCTTGGTTTTATTTTTGATATTAATTTACTCGCTATTCTTGCTACACTCATTTTCTCTCTCCTTTACGAATCATAATTTAAAGCTACAAAATCATTACCATTAGTAACTTGTCCACCCTTTTTCAATCCACGCACAATACGTTTCTTTTCATCTTTAAGATTACGTTTACCTTTACGGGTATAGGCTTTCTCTGCATCAACTCGACCAAGTTCCTCTAACCTATTCTCACGACTAGTATTATGATGTATAGGTCCACCACGTTGATACTTTTTACGTTTAGCTTCAGACATCGTACCTGAACGAGCTTCTTCAGCAGGAGATAAACCTACACGGCTCATCTGCCCACCAGCCTTTGCTGTCTTAATAGATACTTTCTTTTTATGTGGTTTATTCTTTTTACGTTTTGTATGGCGTGTTACACCTTCTTTATCCGTTGGAGGACTTCCTAATATTTGTTTAATTTCTTCATTAGTAAGACCCTGCATCCAATCAGCAGAAGCTATTTGTTTACCTTTTTTATATTTTTTCACAACTTGGCCTCCTGTTTTTTTCCCTGTACGTGTCTTCCTTAAGTTTTTAATTTTAGCTTGTATTTCAGCATTTGTGAGATTATTTTTAGGGGTAGCCTGTTCTCCCGGTTTAGCATAAGGACCGCCTTTCTTTCTTCCCCCTTCCCTCTTTAGCCCCTTCTCCATACGCCCTGCTGTATCTGTAGAACCTACTTTTGTTTTCTTTAAATCGTGTGGAAGTTTTGTACTTGGATAGTCTGGCCCAAATTTAGTAGTTCCTTCAGGAACATCCTCCTTAACCTTCTTCGCCATAGTACGAGGATGCATTGATCGTTTACCCTGATCAACCTTCTTCACTGCCACATTAGGAGAAGCGTCTTGAATATTATTTTTTTGTTTAGGAGTTAAATCTTTAAGTTTAACTTCTTTAGCACCTTTTAATTGTAAAAGTTTTTTTGCTTCTTTCAATCCTGCACGAATAATTCTTGCACCAACCTGTATAAACATTTTTCTTCTCCTTTATGACTTAAAAACTAACTTTACCCCAACCACGAAGAGCTTTACCTACTCCACGGCCAGATTTAATTTTACCGCCATGTTTGCGGCCCTTTATACTCATACCAGATTCACCCGAACGAATCATAGCTTCAAGATCATCTATTTGATCTTGTCCAATAGTTTTTCCACGCATACCTTCATATATCTGTGAGGCTGTACCTGGAGGTGCTGGACTTAATTTTTCTTCTATCTGTTCATATGGTTCTAAAAATCTCTTTTCTGTATCAGAGTATGTTTCAGCTTTAGATTTTAAACGACCACTGGGATGTTCTACTACACTACGTTTTTGACGAGGATATTTAACTTTAGGTTTTTTACTCCCTCGTGGAACAGCAGCACCAGTATGGGGAGATGCTCTCCTACCTTGGCGTACTAGTGTTTGTTCTCTTGCTCCACCCGCTGTAGAACCACTACCCCTACCTTCCTTTTCCATTATAGATTTTTGTTCTTTTCTAAGTTTACTAAATTCTTTACGTTCTTCTTTAGTCATATGAGCTAAATCTTTTTTGGTCCATTCCTTTTTAGATTTAGGTTTCTTTTTCTTACTCTTCTTCTTTGCAGCACCTTTTGCAACTGATTTAATAGCTTTATCAACTCTAGTTTTACCTAAATGATGTTCTGCTAAATCTTTACCAAACTTTCCTGCAAATTTTCTAGTATCTCCTGTCATTATAGAAGGCTGCTTACTTAATACTTTTGCAGCTTTAACAGCCTTTTTAGCTAAAGTAGAAGCACCTTTAACTGCAAGATTAACTAAAGCTGTAACCATCTTACTGACCTTCTCTTTTATAAGTAGTACTGTGATCTATAGGGAAACTTTCACCCTGTGGATAATCTACATTACATACCGCATAGATAGGACCATGAACGGCTGGACCTGTATGTGCTGCACCAAACCCCTGACCTGTTGGCTTTGCTACAGGTAGCTTTGAATCTTCTTTTTTAATAGCCATTATGCTCTCCCTTTCTTTTTTCTTACTTTGTCAAGTAGTAAAGCAAATCTTGCTCTCTGTCCTTTTTTTCCTTTAGACTTAGCAGCAGCATTTAATTTAGCTTTGGAAATTTTTTCACCTTTTTTAATCCCCAGTTCTTTTCTTAATGCTCCAGGTTTCTTTATAGCTTTTTTAATATTAAGTTTCTTTTTCTTTTTCTTTCTTCCAGGTCTTTTAATTTCCATCGCAATATTAGCTCTACTAATAGCCATTAGGTTGATCCTCTAATCAGTGTATCAGGTCCACCGGCAGGGCTGGCATTAACTGCCATATCATCCTGTCTAGTCCTACGTGCCTGATTACGTAGTGCATTAATGTGATACTGATACTGTGTTTCCCATAATTGAGTAGCTGTTGAGTCTTTCATAAATAAAGATGCCTCTACCATACATGCAGTAAATAAGGCATCATAACAAAAATCTGTAAAGTAGTTGGATGTAGTTCCTGTAGAGGTAAGAGTAGTTGGTCTTACTACCGTCATAATCTCACCATCATGTGTAGATACTGGAGTAGGAGCAATTCGTATTTCAGTATTACCTCTATAGGCATAATAAATTGGAGCACTGGTACTGGCGCTTACAGGCCAGAAATCATTTACATACTCCATTGTACGCAATAACATATTCTTCCGTGACCCATCCTGAGTCATGGAGAAATTCCTAACGATACGAGTACCACTAGGAATAGTAACAACGGCCTGTCCTGACGGGATCGCTATAGATGTATATACAGTTAAACCATGATCATCTAAGTCAGTAGTTAGTTTATTTTCTGCCTTATTAACAATCTTTGGTAATTGAGTGGCTAATTCTGTTGAGTCATTCTCTGTTGTATTTTTTACATCTGTGATCAAGTAATCATAGTCAGGCATGATTAACCATAGTAAATCATGACAACAGAATTAGAAGTTGGTGCAGATACCATAATCTTACCTAAGAATTTTACACCCTGCTCACCAAAATAAGTATCACGATCACCAGCAAACTTAATACGAGTCAAAGTCTTTTCAGTATTGACAGAAGTAAAAGTATCTGTGATATTACAAGTTCCAGTAACAGCAGCCGTAATACCAATAAGGCGAGTACCTACTGCAATAACATCTCCCATTCCACCTGTAGCTGTAGTTGGTACAGTTGAGGTAGAATAATCTATAGGTTGTCCACTTCCAGTAACTGTTGCAGTTTTAATATTTGTAGCCATATTCGTCCCTTCAATCTAGTAAAGAAGTAGAAGAGAGTTTTTACACTCTCTCCTATATCTTTTGGTATTAGCTACCTGCACTACCGAAGTAACCACGCCAGTCAGAGAACCCGAAGCTATAACGCTCACGAGCCTTGAAGCGGAGATTACCAGTATCAAAATCAGGTTCCATCTTCGTTTGAAGCGGAACACGATTAAACATTTTTGTACCATTAGGTACATCAGTTTTAATGAAGTAGTCGTTAGTGTTTGTAAACCTACGATTCACAAAGAACCCATCAGGAACCATACCCATATGCCGAACAGCATTAATACTATTCTGAGCATATGTTCCATCACCAGTTCCACCAGCCGTAGTCGTTCCAGGCGAGTGCAGAATTTGATCTGCCGTAGCCCAGAGATCAGGCGGGATATGAAGTGATTCAGCCGAAGCACCAATCAGAATATTCCGATCATCCTTGATCTTCTGAATACTCGTCAAGGCAGTCTCCAAAGCAGACTCCGAAAGATCCGAAGCAGCCATTAGATTAGACTGAGTTGTCCCTGAAACCGTTGGGTGTGATGCACTAATAAACGCTACGCCATCTCCACCAACCCAAGCAGCGGCAGTACTAAATGCATTATTAAATACATCAGCACCCTTTACCTGCTTAGTGTTTGCCATTGCACGAGCAAGACCACGAGCACGAAGTTTAGAGAAGGTATCATAAAGATTATCTTCCATAGCTTCTTCCGTGATTGCAAATGCGAGAGCAACCGTTTCGTTGGTGTAACGAGAAACGTAAGTTTCTTGTGCGGTATCGTAGCTGACTGCTGAACCCTCACCCTTAACAGGTGCAGTTCCGAAGCCAGTGAACATTACTTCCTCTTCAAAAGCACGATCAGAATTTTCGCTCTCATAAAGTGGCTCTAGTTCATTATTAACCTCCCCGTACTCAAGACCGAATACGGCATTAAGACCAGGAAGGAGTTCTTTGGCAATACTAGCTCTTGAAATAGCCATATTATATCCTCCCTATTTAAATTGGGCCAACAACACTAGCCGCTACATCAAACATATTCATTTCACTACGCAGTATTTTAACTGCCATAATAGGAAATGCGCTGTCTGCTGCGATAGCAATGTCGTTTCCAGGTACGTCTTTAACGCCAACGGCCTTTACTTGGGCAGTTGTCGCTACTCTTGTAGCAGCCTTCAATCCAAAACCAGAAACACCAGTCGCAGTATTTCCGCTTCCAAGTGTAAGGTCAAAGTTAAGATAGATATCTCCTGCCGTACATGAAGCATCCGCTCCAATATAGTACGTCATATCAGGATCTACCATTACCATTGCTTCAATATTACTAGCTGAAGTATTAGCGGGCCAATATTTCTTCCATGTTGGCACACCGTCAGCTTCATAGTATACGCCTTGGAATACACCAACGGCATAATCAGCAGCGGCACTTACTGGCTCAATATTTCCCAGGCTCACTTTTACAAGATCACCAGTGAAAATATTACGAGCGTCAGCCGAAGCAATCGGCAACTTTTTAATACCAGTACTATTAGCACCAGAACCATATACACGTGCAGGATGAAGACCAGTTAGGGCTTTAGTATCCATTTAGTCTCTCCTTTATATAATCAAACTAAAAGTCTTAGTCCTGAAATTTAGGACTCTTTCCTTTAGTCACGGTTGACTTACTATTATTAAAAATGGGCATACGTGAATCAGAGTTATTCATTAATTGGCTATTAACCGCATTCATTAAATCATCAGCCTTCTTCACAAAGTATTCCCGTCTCGCTATTGCACGATCTTCAGGCATTTTTGCAAGGGCTACATCGCCCCTAACAACTGTACCTGCATAGCGACCTCTCTCCATCACGGTAGAGCTTGCTCCCAATTCTGGTACTTCATCTGGTGTTACGAACACCCATCCATCTCTTTGACGCTTTCCAACATTTTGATAGTCATCTACGCCTCGTATCTGAATTCGTACCCAACGAAGAACCATACCTTGATTTTTAAATCTATCCGTTACCTCTTCAGGAATAGTTAGAGCATCTTCTTCTTCAAAGGTATAAGTGGTTTCTTCTCTGGTTTGACTTTCCCTTTCTTGTGAACTACGTGATTCTGTCCGTGCCATGATTATTATCCTCCACGCTTATTGGTTATGATATTAGTATACTCGCCTTCAGCCTTATCAACTTTAAGCTTTTCTGCTGCATATACTTCAAGTGGTATCTGCCATTTATTAGCCAACCGTACATCTTCCTGGCTTAACTTAACCTTTCGGTTACTGGCAGTACTGGGTGAGCGTGACGTACCAGCCACCACTTGAGCAGGTGACGTTTCCTGCTGACGGGGTTGTGAATTAGTTGGTTCAGGAGTTTCTCCAAATTTATTGGGGAAAGTATCCCGAAGCCGAAGATTCACTTCTTCATAAAAATCGTCATCAGAAGGATCATATCCCTCTGCCTTTAATTGTTTATCAATCTCTAAAGCTCCGTAGGTCATAATTTGATCCTGACCAAACCAGTCATTTTCAGATGCCCACCTCATTGCTTTAGGATCTGGAGTAAACTCCTCTTGTTGTTGCTGAACCGTTTGTTGGTTCTGTTGTGTTGTTTCATATTCAGTTAATGCTGTTTTAGCTTCATCTATACGTTGCTTCTCAAATTGAGCCTGATTTAAAATTTCTTGTGATTGAAGTAACTGTTCTTTATCCCCGCTATCGAATGCATTGAGATATGCAGCCCTAGCTAATTCAATCTTATCTTCAACTTGTTTTGAACTCAACTCAATATTATGTTTAACATTCGTAGTAACTTCAGTTTCTTTAGTACTTAGTTTAGATTGAAGATCATTATTATGATTCATTAACTTTTGAATTTCTTCGTCACGATCTTTACGTTGACGAATTAATTTACGGATTCTTTTTTCCGCTCCCTTAGTTTCAATACCATCCAACTCAGGATCATCTGATGTAGATACAGACTTTTCTGGCTCTGGCTCTGATTTAGTTTCAGCAGCGGTAACTTTTTCTACAGGTTCATTTGTAACTTCAACCTGTATATTTTCTCCTTCTGGAATAGTAATTTGGTTCCAGCTACCATCTTCACTTTCTTTTACTTCAATTTCTTTTTCTTCTTCACTCATGATATTCTCCGTTGTTGACGAGTCAAACGTATTTACGTCTAATGGTTATATTATACACTATTAAGTGCCTAGTACGCAAGTTTTTTATTAACTTAGATTAAATGTTGGATCTAAGTGTTTCGGGGAGTCTACTCGCATTAGGATCTGGTCATCAAATAGTAAGATGAACCGTTGGCCCTGATAGAATAATTTCTGTCCACTATGTTTACCATAACAAACAAAATCACCCTCTTCACACCACGGACCCTTCGGAAACTTATGCTCATCCTGATAGGCTAAGTCACCTACTATTTCTACTTTACCTACAGTAGTAAGATAAGCTATATCATCCTTTAGTGAGTCTGGAATAAAGATACCACTCTTAGTCTTTTCCTTTACGGAAAAAGGTCTGACTAGGATATGGAACCCAGGAAGATGCGGTGGTTCAATTAATTCTACATCACCGTCTATCGCATCGATCCATTCGTCATTCTTAATAGCATTAGCTAGTTGTGGTTGTCTCATTTATTAATCCTCTTCGTCATCTGAATATTGTCTACGTTTAAGTATGTCAGTTAATTGTTGTCGTGACCATTCTATACTACTAATAGATCCTACTAATTGTCTATAGTGAGCATAGTCTTCTATACTTCCAGATGCTAGAGAATTTTTTAACGTCTCTATTTCTTTATTATAAGATGTAATTACTTCATCCCAAATATCCATTAGGATACAATCGCCCAGATAGAAATACCCAATGCAATTAAACTAATCCACATAGCCTTACATGAAGTCCCGCATTGACAATGTCCAGCTATAATAAAATTTTTTATCCATTCTTTCATTCTTATCTCCTATGATAAACTTGGACCTTTATTTTCACGGGTACTCTTTATTGGATTTGGAATATCATAGGTATCAGATGGAAATTCTTCTGTAATACCCTTCTTAGCCCTAACACTCCAGCTAGAGTAATCTACATCATCCCAGTCACCAACGGAACGACTGTTATTATTATTACCCCATACACCCTGATTTTTTGCTTTACTCATAATTTATTCCTCTCCTTCTAGTCTTTCATCTCTGTGGGTTTTAATATTTGCTAATTCTATATCACGTTCAGTACGCTCTTCTTCTTTAGCAAAGTCAGCTTTAATATCAGCCAACTTCAACTTCTTCTTAGTTTCGTCTTCTATTGTTACTTTAGAAACATCTGCTAGAACTTTCAAAGCATTCTCTGCTTTTTTAGCTAGACGATCTTTTTCTTTTTCTTCTGATTTCATTAGTCCAACAGCACCTTCCCTAATTGTTTGAACTTTTAAAGTATCTTCTTTAAGATTAAGTTCCCTATTCTTAAGTTGCATTTCAGCCGTATCTTTAAGAGAGGTTAAATCTAACTTTTCTTTCTCAAGCATTAATTGATCTTTTTGTAATTGAATAGTTTGTTGTTCAACAGACTGTCCCATTCCCTGTGCAGCCATCTGATTAGCTTGCATGACCTGTTGAGCAGCCTGTGCCATAGCCTGTTCAATAGCAGCAGGATCTTGTGCTCCCTGTGTTAACTGTTGAGTCATACCACTCATCTGTTCCTGATACTTCATAACAGAATGTTCTTGAATATTAGCTTGAATAACAGGAGCAATCCGTTGCATAATAGGATTAGCTCCATTAGCCGGATCTTGAAGATAAGCCATCTTCACCTGAATATGTGCTTCATGGTCCTGTCCTGGGAAAGCTGCAATTGGTAATCCTTTAGTTGCAGCCATGATATCTGATACAGGATCAAGTTTCTGTGGCTGTTGTTTAGGTGGTAGTATCTCTTCAACATTTGGCATATTAGCTGAATTAAGAATAGTTCTATTTAAGGCTTCTAAGTTGAACATACCAGGAGGCGAGTTCTGGGCAAGTTGAAGTGCCATCTGCGCCATCATCATCCTATGTGCATTTGAAGGAATATTTGGATCACTCACAGGCAAGACATCTACACGACCATCAAAGTCTTTCCTAAATATTTGCTGATTAGCATTAGGAATCTCATATGGATATTTAGAAGGTAGGTACTCATAATCAATTGAGGCCAACACCCTAAACTCATCTTTCTGAGATTTGTGGAGTCTCTTGTGGACTGCACTAAAGAACTTACTTGATGCTTCAAGTAGAGCCATTGTAGTACCAACAGGACCGTAAGAAGCATTATCCGAAATTACTTGTTCCGAACTATCAGCAAACTTTTGTCCCGTTGCTGCTACAAATGTGAGCATCTGGTAGAGAGTTGAGGAAGGCTCCTTATATGGCAAGGGAACAATAGCCTTTGAGAGATCAATACCAGTTGACTCAACTTCCTTAAATTCACCAGGAGCAATGGGATCATTGTCACCAACTACCCGTACACCCTTTGCTTTAAAACCTCCTGGTAAGTTCGCAAATTGACCTGCATCTACTAAGGCTCTCATAGCTGCCGTAGCAGTCATAGTAAGATTACCCAAGAAGTGCATTAGGCCAAACCCATAGAAACCGAACCCTGGAACGAATCTGTAATGTGTAAAGTGTATTTTCTTTTCTCTATTCGGATCGTCTTGGTTAAAGTTTCTACGAATACTTAAAACTTTTTTAGATCTTTCTTCTACTGTTACAATGTATGGAAGTGCTACTCCATCAGGATCATTGTATGGTTCAGGTAAATCAAGATAACAATGTTGTTCTAATAGAATATATTGTGGATCATTATCACTAGATGGAGAGAAGCCAAGAATGGTATTCATCTTCTCTTCCATTGCACTTTGTTCTGGAACGCCAGCTTGGGGTAAATCTACTTCAGCATAGATCCCAGCAGATGTATCCCTCTTAAGATCATTAGGACTGCGATAGATGACATGAGTGTACCTATCAGCCCTACGCAAATCACTAGCGTAATAAGAAACATAAAACTGATCAATGGGTACAAATTCCGAAACAGGGCGTTTAAGATTCGCATCATAGTAAATCTTTTTAAAAGCTGATCCTATTAATGGCAAATGAAACAGCATACGTTCAAACTCATCGAAGTATTCTGTCATCTGTTCTGTTAATTGATAATTCATGAAGTCTTTAACACGATTAGCTTGCATCTCCTTTTCAGGAGTTTGCTTACCTATAATCTGTGTCTTGACGGGTCCAGCAGCAGGAAAGAGTTCCTGTGAGGCTTTAGACTGGAACTTAACGGCAGACTCAATCAGTAGTGGATGGACAGCCGTACACGCACCCTCAAATGGTTCTGTTGCATCCTGAAGTTTCAAACCAAGTAAGTCGAAACCTCTTTCAAACATATCCTCCCAATCACTACGGGATTCCTTATCACTTTGATAATTGTCATATACTTGAGTAGCAATATCGTCTAGGTCATCTTCGTCTATCTCTCCACAGAGATCATCGTACCATTCCCCTAGACCAATACCCTCTTCTGAATCTGAAAGTACTTCTTCAGATCCGAAGTCAACAGTAACACCACCATCGGGTTCTACCTCAAAAGATGTTTCACTTTCTTCTGCTACTTCCATATTCATAGGAACAACATTAGATTTAGTTGTATCGTATGGATTCTTTTCAACGGCCATATATTATCCTCCACTCTATCCTATATATTATACACTTAAAAGTTCCAGTACGCAACTCTTTTTTTATGTCTAGGTTCATCTTCCCATTCAGGATCATCAGGATGTAGAAGGTTCCATGAGTCTTTCATGTAGTGAACAGCCATTGTCATAGCATCTACCTGATCGTCATGTGCAGCATTGGGGAAAGTAATTAACTCATCTACTAGTTCTTCAGCCCACTTTCTACCCTTGGGGAACCAGACACGCCCAGCCTCTAGTGATGGAGTAGCAGCATATACCCTAGCTACCTTATCTCTATCAGGCATATAGTCCAGTACAGGTAGACCACCTCTACGCATATCCTGTATCAAAGACTGACCACTAGCCTTCTTTTCAATAATACAAACATCAGGTTTATGTTCATTATATGATAGTTGTGCCATACGTCTTAATTCAGGATATTCATACCTACCACGTAGATTACCCAGTAAGATTAGTTGAGCCTCATTTGTTTCTACACCAGTATGGGATTGTTCCGGTGCATAGAAGATACCCCATGTCTGAATAACACTATAGTCAGCCGTAGTCTTAGTTGAGAAGGCTGTATCATATGTTTGAATAATAAATTCACAGGATGGTGGATCATCATAAGGCCACCACTCAATCCACTTCTTTTTAATTAAGCCACCCTCTTCTGGTGTAGGGTTCTGCATATAGAGAGACTCCCAGTACTTAGTACCGTTAGTGGCTTTGATTTCTTCCTCGTCTATTTTTAAG